GCGAGTAGCCGCCCGAACCGCCGCCGCCGCCGAACGTCAATGCCGACGCACCGGGCGCGCCTGCACCGGCGCCGCCACCGCCGCCGCCCACGCAATTAATGATGCACGCGACCATTCCCGCCGAAGGCGTATAGGTCCCGGACGCGTTGAACACCTGCACCTTTACCGCGCCGAGAGCGGCAATATTGGTGCGCGCCTGCGTTTTCTGCCCCGCCGTCAAAGCTTGCGCGACGTAGGCGACAAGGTTGACGAGTTGCGAGCCATCGACCGCCGGCAGTTTCGCCGATCCGTCGAGTTGCACAACCTGACTTGCCGCCGTGCCCACGTTGAGCGCAGCGGCGGTGCCAAGCGTCGGCTTGCCGGTCAAGTCGGCATAGGCGCCCGACGCGGCAACAACCGCAAGCGCCAGATTTGCAATCGCCTGCGCCTTCTGCCCCGTCGTCAACGATTGCGCCGCATCGAACCGCAAGCGGTTGCCGAGCGCCGCCGTCATGGTCGCGGCAAAATTCGGATCATCCCCGATCGCGTCGGCAAGCTCTTTGAGCGTGTCGAGCGTGCCGGGCGCGGCGTGCACGAGATCGTCGCGCATCGCCTTGAGCGCGGCCATCGTCGCGATTTGATCGGTGTTGAGGCCGAGCGCCGGCGTCGGCGCCGTCGGCGTGTTGGTGAACGCCGGGCTATCAAGCCCCGCCGCCCCGATCGCCGCGAGCATCAGCGCCGGCGTGACTTGCGCGAGAAAGTTGCGCGCCGGCACCGTCACCGGCGCAAGCGCGCCGGTGCCGTCGGTCTTGATATACGGGAATTGATCCGGGCCGACGCCGAGATCGGCAAACAGCCCGAGAAAGCCGTCGAGGATATGATCATCATTCCAATCCGAGGGATGCACCGCGTTCGGGTCGGTGCCATCCTCGGCAAAAACGTGTTTCTTGTGCTTGATCGACATCGATCACCGCCCCTCTTAGTTGTACTGCCCGCCGCTCGATCGACTTCCCGCAATGGTGCCGGGGAAATAGTTATCGCCGAGCCCGTTCACGGCGATGATGCCGTTTTGGTTCACGTTGAACTTGCTGCCCGACACGTTCGCCGCCCCAGTGATCGAGCTAAAGCCCAGAATGTCGTAGAGCACGCCGAGCAAGCCCGACACCGCAAACGCGTCGCTGAAAGTGACGGGCGCCGAGATCGTCAACGCCGGCGCCGTCAGCGGATTGAGCACAACACTGCCGTTGACCTGCGAACGCAAATGCGCGAGCGCACCACCCCGGATATAAATCGGCCCGTTGATGCTGATCGCTCCGCCGTCGGTCTCGACATGCGAGCCGACGCACGCGCCATAGGCCATCGCGCCGAGCAGAATATTCCCGCCGGGTTGCACAAGAATGCCCGAGCCGGGATCGCCGCCAAGAACAGCGGCCGCACTGACCTTGACGCCGCTCATCACATAAGGGCCGCCATACACGGTCACAGCCGAGCCAGCCGCCGACACAACAGCAACATTGTCAGGCGATGCGACGTTTCCGACGAGCGAGATCGTGCCGGTACCGTTGACAGCCGGCAGCGTAAACCTTGCGTAATTGCTATAATCCGCGATCGAAATCGTGATGCCGAAGCCGTTGAGATTCCACACCGCCGACGCGTTGACCGCTTTCTGGATCGAGGCAAACGCCGCACCGGGCAACAGGCCGCTATTCGCGTCGCTGCCGGTCACGCCGTTGACGTAGTAGGTGCGCGGCGCGGCGAGCACGTTCGGCGGCGATCCCATGATCTGGAATCGGCTGCCGTCATACGTCACCTCGACGATCATGTCCTTGACGAGATCGCCCGCGATCGGATTCGCGCCGCTCGTGCGCACCACATTGACGGGCGGCAAGCCGCTCGCGGCAACCGTCACCGCGCCCGAGGCGCAATCGGCCGGCCATTTGATGCGGAACGTGAGGCCCTTGACGTACTCATTGCACGCCGGCGTCGGCGCGATCGTCACGGCATTGCCGCTGCCGACGCCGTCGGCATAAGTCGGCTGCGCCCGCTGGATCAGATGCCAGATTGCGCGCAACATCATGTTGTCGTCGGTGTTGTCCTCGGGAACGATCGCCTGGCTCGATCCATTGAGACCATTGCCCCGGATCGTCTTGCGCACTTGCGCGATCAATCCATTGAGAAACGCGGCTTGAATTTTCGTTCCGTCGTTGACGGCTTGGCTCGTACAGTCTTTGAACCACGTGTCATCAACAGCAAAGACGCGCGTTTCAGCGGGCCGCGTCGTCACGACGTTGGGAGCGTTCGACGACGGGCCGACGATATCAAGAGACATTTTCTTAGGTTCCTTCGTTGATGTCGTAAACGATCGCGATGTGCGCATGCACCACGCGATCAAGGATGCAAGTGAGCGGAGTGATGTCGGGATCGCAGGCCAGCGTTTCGCCGGCGCCGAAATTGCCGGCGTAGGGCAGAGCCTCGAATGCGCCGGCATAGGCCGGGCTTTCGTGCAGGTTCACGGTAATCTTGAGCATACCGGCGGCGTGCACGCCGCCCGCCATGTCACACCCGGCGACCGCATTGCCGGCCGAGGCGCCGCAATCGGTGTCGAGGATGTTCTCGCAAGTGATCGTCCAGCCCGCGCGCGCGGCAATCGCCGCATAGTATTCGCAGCGCGTCCCGCCGATCGCGGCGACTTTGGTGCAGAGATCAGGGAACGGGTCGCAACTATCCGGCAAGCCATATTCGGCCATCCAGAGATCGTGCGTTTCCTTGTGCGTCGCGCACCAGAATTCGAGACGGAGATCGCAAAAGCGTTGCAGGATGAACGTGACAACCGACGAGATCGAGCGCCAGAAGCCGAGCAACGTGCTTTGCGTGCGTTGCCGCGTCTGAAACGGCGGATCATCGAAAGCGCCGGGATCGAACGCACGCACGAGGCCCATCAGCGGGCCGCCTTCATTCGATTGCCATGCGCGCCCGCGCGGCAAATGCTGCAACACCGATTGCAACACTTCGTGCGCGGTCGGGCACCGCAGCGGCGCCGGCCGCGCTTGCTCACAACTTGCCATGTGGATTCCCTTTTTACGTCGCGGAGAACGACACGGCGCCGAGCGTGGCGATTTGCGTCGAGGCGAGCGCGATGTCGGCCGGCGGCGCATCGACGCGATGGCGCAACTCGCCCGAGGCGTTGGCGATGGCCTGCCAAATCCATGATCGCGAGAACGATGTCGGCGCCGCGAGATACGGCATCGACGAAACAATTCTATCGATGCCGGCAACGCGCGAGTTGAGGCGGAACGTCGCTTTCAACTCGGTACGGATTGCTTCCTCAACATCGGTTGTGTACGGCATCAAGCCGCCGATCGAGATCGGCACCGGCACCGCCGTCGCCGCAGCGACCGTGACGCTCGCGCCGGCCGGCTGCACCGTGTCGAGATACGCCGCGACGCGGTCGATGTCGCCGGCCTGCGGAATGCCGTCGGCATAGAGATCATCCATCAGCGGGAAAATGCGAACCGTGCCGGGGCCGCTGAACAGCCGCTCGACAAACACGCGCGTCACTCCGGTGACGGAGCTTGCCCAAATCACATAATCGGCCGGCGATCCGCCGTGCGGCGGATTGCGCTTGCGAAACAGGATGCGCGCGCGAAACGTTTCATCGTCCTCGACATCGAGGCCGCCGACAATGCCGGCGCTGCCGACGCTCGCGGTAGCCGTGTCGAGGCCCGCGCCGCTCACGCCCGACACGATCTCGATCGGCGCGCCGTCGATCGCATTCGACGACGAGCCATTTGCAGATGCGACGACATCGATCGACAGCGTGCCCGCGAACGCGGTGCCGCCGCCGATCTCGGCAAGGTATTCGGTGCCGTCGCCGAGGCGAAACACGGCGCCGGCGGCAACCGTCAACGCGTCAGTCGTGACGATATCGATCGGGCCGCGCGCGGCCGTTTCCGGCCGGCGCGCGAGGCCCAATTCTTCGCCGTGCAAATCGAGGTTTTCAGAGTCCGCAGTGAGCGCAAATTTCTGTTTTTGGATGTAGTCGGCAAAGCCGAACAGCGAATGTTCAATGCCGCCGAGCACCTTCGCCGTCGGGTTGATGTTGTTCGGCCAAATCCAGGCATCGGAGCCGGGCAAGTAGGACCGGAAGGCGCGCCGCGCGCGCACAACCGAGTCGGATAGAGAAGGGATCGAGAACATTAGCGCGCCACCTGATTCCAAAGCACATCGAATTTTCGATCGAACACAACCGAGCCGTCGCGGCCGTAAAGCCCGACGGCCAACTCAAGCCGGCCCTCGATCTCGATCATGGTCGCTTGCGCGTCGATGCGAACGCAAACGCCTTGCTCTTTGAGCGTCGCCAACGCCTCCAAAGCGAATTGCTCGGCCCAATGCGTCGCCGGCAAGCCGAGGATCGTCAGCGGTGCGCGCTCCAAAAGCCATAGATGCGAGCCGAGCGGCCCCTCGTTAAGATCGTCGCGCACATCGACGCCGTCGCCCCACCATCCGCGCGCGTCGCCGTCGGCGAGAAAATAGAGCGGATGATCGGGATCGACGCGCTTGTCGGTGAACAGCGCGAGCACAACGGCCGTCCCAATCGCGGCCTTTGCTCGCAAGCCGCCGCGATTTTGCGCCTCATCCTGATCGGCAAGCGCCCAATCGGCGACGCCTCGCGCCGGGTCCCAAACGGAATCCCAAAGCACGTTGCTATCAGCCGCGCACCCCTCGGCGGCGCGGATCACTACATCAGCCATTCTTACACCGCATAAACTTTTGTTGCGCAGCCGCCCGAGCAGAGCCCGACGGGATCGCCGCCCTCGTCACCCAAATCGACGCGATCGGATTTGATAACGACGTGCGGCGACGTGTGGGTGATCTTGCCGCTTTCCAATTTCACCGACGAGTCGTCAAAGGTGACGGTGATGCTATCGCCCTTTTTCATCACGAGCGCGATCACCGGGCCGTCGGCTTCATCGACGGCCTTGCCCTTGTCGTAACCCTTGGCAATCTTGAGGTTGATCTCTTTCGAGTGAACGTGGTCGATCTTGTCTTTGACGACGCGGATCGCGTCGCC